CTTCATAACGCCAGTACCGAAGAGTGCACACTCAAAGGCTGCAGTACGCAGCTGCTTTCTAGCATTAGACTCTTCCAGCTGATCGTGGATCTTCTTTTCCATCTTCTTAGCTGCAACCATTGCAGGATGGTAAGTAATAGCTGTAGGAGTGGTGCCCGGACCTTCTCTGAGTTTATCCTCAACGGGAGCAAGCTTTTTACGCATAGCTCCGAGACGTTCCTGTAAGTCGATGATCGTCTCGCCGGGTCTTAACCGGGGCAGTTCCTGTTCGGTTTGCTCAGCCTGCTGACCCATCTGGTCGATATTTGGATCAGAGTCAAAGTGTACGGACTCAGCAATACCTTCTGGAAGTGTAGTAGGATCAATAGTAATAGGGAACCTGTTACCACCAAACAGTACGTCAACAATCTGACCGTAGGCTGCTAGTACTTTAGTCTTAGTAACCTTAACAAAGATCTTGGACTTCTCTGTGCTAGTAAACTGCACGTCAGGCCCATAGATACCTCTGTAGTTTCTATAAGATCTAATCCAGCGTTGCTCGTCAGCATACCGAGCTTTCTCAGCAGTAGAGAACCTCTCAGTAACCATGTTGACAATAGTGCCTACCGACGGATCAGTAAACTCTTGAGAATCAGAACGATCTTCAATGAATGAAGACTGTGCGTCATCCATGTACATTTCATCAGCTTTAAGGATGTCGTCTTCTTCCATGGTTATTCCTTAGTATCCAAATGTAGGGTCAGAGGCTTGGAACCCTGTACGTTGACTTGAAGCATCAAAGTCGAATAGGTTTGAACGAGGTCTTGTCATTACACCATAGCGCAGAGCATCGTACAGGTGGTCTTCTGCATGTGTGTCAACGTCTTCTGGGTTGTTCTTACTGAGTGGCAGGCTGGGTAGCTGCGAGATTAAGTTCATGCAATTACCAAATATAACAAGTCTTGGCTCTTCTGTAAACTCATCAACTTGAAGTCTTCTGTGTATTTCGTTCTTACCTGCTACACGAGAACCTTTAGATCTGTCAGCAGGTCTCCAACGGCACCCTCTGATAATCATTTGCTCAGCTAGGCTAGGGCCAGTATCCCCTCGGTTATGCCAGAGGGAGGAGTCAAGTACGCCATAACGTACGTTTTCACCAGCTTCAATCTCAAGGATCATGTCAGCTAAGTCAGTAGCCGTAACCTTCGAGACGTATAGCTCCCTGTACACTACAAGCTGCTCAGAGCCAGGTACTACAGCAAACCACAAGACACCTGTGTAAGACCCGTAGCCATAGTCAGCAGCTCTAAAACGTGCCCAGTTACTAGGAATATCGTAGGGATCTACTACGTGTATTTTGCGGTTAAACTCAGGGAATGCAGCACCCTCGTTAATGTCCCAGTCACCCTGCAGTAGCTGTCTTCTTTGGTGTTCTGGCAGGGAAAGCAGGTTAGCTTCATACATACCGTCATCAGACAGGTATGGGTTATCGAATAGGGTAGCAGGTATAAACCTACGTTTAAACAGAGGCTCACCCTCTCTGCTATGACCCTTAGGCCACGTGATGACGGAACCTTCCTCATCTGTAGCCCAAAACGGTTTCCCCGGCTGGCTGGGATCAATAAATGTTTTCTTAACCCAGACATGCCCCGGCCCACCGGGGTTACTTGTCGCCCTCATATACAGCGGCAAGCCCGAAGCTTTGGTAGCTCTAAGACGTGACCGCATGTAGTTCCAAGCATAGGGTGTGGGCCACTGCGTAAGCTCATCAAAGCCTATCCAGTTAAATGCCTGACCTTGGTACCTCATAACGTCATCGTCACGGTCAAGGTAGGACATCCAGAGAGTTGCTCCACTTGGTGCTACCCAAGTCTTGTCTCTCTCCATGAACTTAATTCCGGGTATAGCTTTAGGATAAAGCTGCTTGGATACCGAGATAAGTTCTCTTAGTTCTTCTGTGCTTCTACGTACAAGAAGCATACGTGCGTTAGGGTTGCTTAAGTAACGTACTGGGTCAGCAATCATAGCGTATGACTTACCGCCACCTGCTGCACCACCGTACAAGACTTCTTGTTCAGATGCAGAAAGAAACTTCGTCTGAGGACCGGGGTTGGGCTGGAAGATTACTTCCTGTGCAGCAACAACGTCGATATCTTCAGGTTTCGGAGTCGCTGGTACCGTCGGCGTCATCTCCCCAGGGGTTGATGTCTTCCCAGTTTTGGGCATTAGCTGCGTCGAGTCTTCTTGTTCCTCTTCCGCCGAGCCTCGCCTTTTCCAGTTTCTCCGCTTTGGCTGCTGCCTCTTTGTACTTCCTGGCATAAGTTCTTGCTTGGTTCGACGACCGCCTGCGCTTTTCTTCCATTCTGACACGTTTATACAACCCCACGTGAGTTATTGACCTGCCCGACTCTTTGGATAACCACTGGGCAACTTGCCGTAGGCTGTACTCGTTCAGGAATAGCTTTGCTTTTTCAAAAAGTTCTAGTTCTTCTGGGATTGGTATGAGAAGCTGAGGGTCATTCTCATCCTGTTTGTAGCCGAATGGTATGTGCCTGCCGACTCTTACGATAGGGTACCACTCACCTGTCTCACCTCTAAGAGGTATACGCCAGTCAACTCCCGGCTGATACGTAGTCGTAGTTGCTCTTTTAGACATACGTTAGTCTTCGTCTTGTTCCTTGGCTGGTAGAATGAACAGAGGCTCAGAAGCTTTTACTTCTACCCGTTCAGTCTTAGTAAAACCAGCACGATCCAGAACGTCTTTAGCTGCCAGCATCTTCTCTTTAACGCCGAGTTCAGTTGGGTCATTCATGACGCTAAACATGGTGTATGCTGCCTTAGTAGAACTCTGAGCAATAAACTTGCGTGTAAGCTCAGCAATCTCGTCTACCATGCTAGATGTAATGGTAGAGGAAGCCACAGAATCACTGTAGCCTGCAAGCTTCTTAGCCTTAACAGGATCGCCTTGGGCTTCCTCAAAGAGGACATCCAAGAACTTCTGCTGTTTTTCTGTTAGCTTCCTCGACATGGTTTTTCCTTTAATCTTCTCCGTAGACAGCCTCGTGTATACTGCCTCTTGTAAGACCCATATCACGTAGTTGTTTGTCTGAGAGACTTCTCAGCTGCCAGTATGCAGCACGTTTTTCTTGGATCTGAATTAGTTTTTTAAAGAATTTGCTAAGCATGTGAACCTCCTATGGCTAAGCAGGAGGTAGTTATACTTAACTAGTTATACCATAGTAGTGATAATTATGCAAGCCTGTTATCCAACAGGAACAAAGGTCTCAGTCACTGTACACATAGCGTCAATGTTTGGGCTAGCATTACCTGAGGGTGTTACACGGATTTCATCACCCGGCTCAAGAACAAGTGTAGCACCAGTAAGCAGGATGTACTCACCAGTAGTCATGTTCTTACCGCCTAAAATGTTGTAAGCTTCTGTAGCACTTGAGTCGTACCATGTAGCACTGACTGTGGTGTTACCGTTAGCATTCACAACAAACAACATAGTAATTTCTGCCCGGCAGTTAGCAGGACAGGTGTAGAGTGTTTCCTCTTGGTCCTGTACCTCACAGGAAACACCCTTACTGATCGTACGTGCTGGTTTACCGGGGGATACTAGGGTCATTTCTTTTTAGTAACCTTCTTCTTGATTCTAGCTACCCAAGCCTCATTTACTTCAGGTGTGCTAGGATCGTCAGCTACAAAGTGCCCGTTCTCATCTCTAGCTCTGACCAGTTCTACTTCTGGTTCAGCAGCAGGCTTAGGGGCAGCAGCTTTCTTCTTGGGTGCTTTGGGTTTAGCCTCAGCGGAAGCAAGGAACTCCAATACAGCAGCATCTTTGGTTTGCCACTGCCCGTAGACCTTCTCAGCTAAGACATCACCCCTAGCACCGATTACTCTGTTGCCATCAATACGCATGTTACTTCCTTACCGACCACTTGTATCTGGTCTTTTAGTAGTGTCTTTAGTTTGTTTAACTAGCTTCTGCAGGCGCAGGTTTTCTTTTACTCTGTCCATGTCACGAGTGCGAACAAGAGCATTGCTGTTCGAACCAACAACCCACTTCATGCCATCACCAGCATCTTGGCCAATCTTGTCAGAACGAAGTGTCTTACGACGAGCATCACTCCAATTATCAAGAGGATTCATCTTAGGGCGTGTTATAGTCTTTGTCTCTTTTTTAGTAGAAGCAGTACTAGTGCTTTCTTTCTTAAGGCTAGGCATTTCACCAGACTTGTTGGTTGGCTTAGTGCTTTCTTTCTTAAACAGGGGCATTTCACCAGACTTGTTAGTAGGTGTAGTGCTTGCTCTCTTTGGAGTAGGCATTTCACCAGACTTGTTAGTAGGTGTAGTGCTCTGAGACTTTCTTTCACCATCAAAATCAAGAGTAGAAGAACGAGTACCAGCAGCTTTACTACTCATCTTCGGTCTGCCCATGTTTGGTCTTTCTTTGACCATGCTCTTAGGCATCATGGGCGGTTTACCTCTGCCAGTTGCAGAAGTACCAGAAGACCCAGTAGATCTAGTGGACACACCAGTATTACTGCTAGAACGTGTCGTAACAGCTTTAGGTGACTTGTCTGTAGTCGAAGGCATACTAGGCTTTTTAGGAGAAGCTGCACTGGGGCTAGTATCACGGCGAGTAGCAGGCGAAGGCTGAGGCTTCTGCATTTTACCAGTCGAAGGATTACGTGGTTGAGCTGCACTTGTTGCAGGTTTAGGCCCAGGACGTACTTGAAGCCCTTTAGGGGCACTCTTAGTGATGTTGCTGGCACCACTACGACCTTTAGCAAAAGCTTGTGCAGCTGCTCTAGTTGCAAACTGGTATGCAATTCTGCCAACTGTTACAAAAAAACTTCCCATTAGCTTCTAGCCTTTCCATTCGGCTTCATCGAAGCACCGCAGTTAGCATAACCACCATTAGCATAGCCCATCTTCTTGGCTACTTCAGGTGCTTCTTTCTTCAAGGCTTTCATACCTTCATTCATAGGCTTCTTGGTCATACCGCCGCCCATGTAACCCATTTTCTTTTTCATCTTCTGTTCCTTTCCGAATCTCTCAGATTCTTTAGCATAGTAAATACGTTTACCTTTCTCAGGGCCATACTGCTCTTTCATTGCCTTCATCATCTTACGATTTACTGGCATGATACTACTTCCTGTACTTAGCTGTCTTCTTAGCTATCTTTTTAGGCTGAGGAACGTGCTGCTTACCCTTAGCGGTACCCTCACGTTTAGCTTTGCTCGTAGCGGCGTATTCAGAGGCACTGAGGGCCTGTCGGGCTTTCTTAGGTAGGTAACGTTCCCCAGTAGCTTTAGGCCCCTGTGTGGACGGTTTTCCTGACTTAGTGCCCCATTCTTCTTTGGTCCACTTCTTGAGAGACTTCTGAGGCTTCTTCATGACTTGTAGCCTCCACCCTTAGCCTTGTACTCTTTAGCTAGCATCTGAGCCTTACGGGCTGACCACTGACCGGGCTTACCACCCTTGGAACCTGCCTTGATCTTCTCGAACAGTGTCTTACGCATAGCTGGCTTGGTGTAGTTGCCAGCTTCATTCACACGGGACTTAGTTGCAGGTTTCTTAGCCATTAGGTCGGTTCACCCTTTTTCTTTAGCTCAACACACATGGGGGTCATCTGTGCTGGTGCATACGTCATACCAAGGTAGGAATAGAAGTTGAGAGTATCTGCTAGGCATTCCTCTTCTTGCTGGTAGATAGTTGGACTCGTTAGAACCTGACAGGTATCCGATTCCATGGTTGCGCAGAAGAGAATAACGCCTAGGTACTCAATCATCGTCTTCTTGCTCCCATTCCATTTCTTTGCAATCCCAAGCCTGGCATGCAGCTTCTTGGTTACACATAAACTGGAACTTAGTGCAGGCACCCTGATCCGGTTTACCCTTAAGAGCTTTCAGAGTCTTTGCTCTGTTGTCAAAGTACTCGCAGTTACCACACGTCTTAAGTTCAGCCATAGCTACGGACTTGCCCCAAGCTTTAGCTAGCTCCTCAGTGGAAGCACCGTACATCCAGTAGTCTTCTGCACGTTTCTTGTTCTTGGGGTCTACTTCAGGGACTGCACCCATCATCAAGCCGATTGCCATCATGTCTTTCACCATTTCACTTTGTGGGACCAGTAACGAGCAGACAACTTACTGGGGTTTGAGTCTTGGGCATTATGCCGTGCGTAGTAGCTCTTCTTACGAGCTTTGTCCTTAGCAGTCGTAGGGTTCTTGCCTGCGCCTTTAACACCCTGCTGACCAAAGCGGATAGTCTTAATCTTGTCGCCTTCCTTGGCTACAACCACATGAGACTTAGTAGGGTGGCTAGGTGTACGCTTGGGTTTATTATACCCAGCAACTCCTGCTCGTTCTAGTCTTGGGTCTTTAGCCATTGGAATCTCCATGTTCAAATACAAAGGGAACGTGGGACGCTCACTGTATTACCTTTGTGTTATTTGAATCTATCGTCCTTTTTACGTCCAAATAGAGTAAGAACAAAGTCACCTAGGCCTCTAATCATCTCAGTAGGAGTAGGCAGTAGCCACCCTAAGATAAGCAAAAGAAGTACCCACGGTGGGATCTCGTTGATTGTCAGGTTCTGCACTGAGTCAGTCTTGACTGTGTTCTCTTGGTCTTGTGTCTGCTCGTACCGTTCTACAGTCGTGTCAGTAAACTCAGTACGTGATTCTTGTACCTTGGTAGTGCCAATCGTCTGTGTGTTGGTCTTACCTACCTGTGTATTAGCTGCTACGTTAGTGCCACCACCTGTCAGAAACCCTAGTGGGTTAAGACCTGAACAGCTAGCGGTCATACTCACTAGAGCTAGACCTAGCAGAATTGCTGGTAGCGTTGGACGTGTAGTTGATTGTCTGTGTGCTCTTGCCATTGACGTATATCCCAAAGAATCCTGCACCAGCGCCTACTATAACAGATACGAACCCAGCCTGTGCATTACTTGGGTCTGGCAGGTTCATGAACCAGTTGGTCGTCTGGTAGAATGCAATCCCGTACAAAGTGATAATCATTCTAGGCCAGATACGCCACTTGTCAAGCCACTCAGGTGTTACCTTCATTCTACCACTTTCCTTGCTGTGTACCAATAAAATAAATAATTAAGGCTAATACAGCTACACCTGAAACAGTAATTAGGATACCAAAGACCCACAAGATCAGGGCTTCCTTGAGCTTTTCCTTACGGTAAACTGTTTCTTCTCTCTGCTTCTTAACTCTACGAAGAGTGTCCTTGTATTCCTCTAAGCCCTGCTGACCATAGCTGTATTGCAGCATAGTCTCAATGTCGGTCCTCATCTGCTGTATCTTCTTCTGTGCA